GTTAAATCGGTTGTACGCTCCATAGGAACGTCCCTGACAAGCGTTACCTTGTCATTTAATGTAGAGCCAGTGCCAAGAGTTACAGTGCCTGTAGAGCCATTTCCTCCAGTAACCGCATAATGCACACTAATAGTTTTTAATACGCTATTAATATAAACTTTTAAGTCAGTATTATTATAAAACACAAATGGAATTACAAACGCAGTTTGGCCTGCCGTTGCTGTATAATTTATTCTTGCTGTATTGTTAGCTATGTTTATTGTCATGTGTCACCTCTGTAGTCTTTTTTCCATTGATTGCACAGAAGCGCAACGCACAAAATATTTGCACAATTTAGAACCTACCAAACCCTCTAGGCCCATCTAATTCACCTTCAAGCATATTGGTTAATTCATTTACTTTGCCTTTTAAAAACCAAAGTCTTGCATATGGTAAATTTCTTATAAAATCTTTAGACCCTTCACCTACATCACCTGTAGCTATTTCATATATAGCTCTACTAAGATCTGTTGTTATACTTGGTCCAGCACCCATTACCCCAGATACTGCATCATATGTATCTGCTTCTTGTGGAAACTTAGGTTGCAATGCACCTCCAGTTATATTTGGGCCATCCATTGCTAGCGTTGTAGTCATAGCTGTGTAAAACATATCAGAGTATAATGGCATTATACCTGAGTAATCTAATGATCTAGCAAATTGATCTTGGAACGACAACTCTACCCAATCTGGTGTCTTTGCTTGCAATGCCATGTAACCTAATCCCATTGCTATTGCTGTACCAATATATTGATTTTTAAATTGACCATGTGCATACGCACCCATAGTTTTGTTTACTGCTGCTAGTGAGTAGCTATAAAACTGGAATGGCAATCCAAGCAATCCATTTTCTATACGCGCATAACCTTTATACGCAGAGTCTTCTTTCATGCCAAACTTACCAGCTACACGCATAGGAATATAAACAATACCATCAGTAATAATTGGTTTATCTGCTGGTGTACCCATAAGTATAGTATTCATTATACCAGAGCCTAATGCGTTTCTAAATGTTTGCACTGTTTCGTCACTTGTGCGATTTTGATTTTTTATATTAGCTGCAGCCAAATCATTAATAGCATTTTCGTAACCAGCAAGATCTATTTCTTCACGACTTTCTTTTACTGTATTATATTCAACAGTTGTTTCTTCAAAAACTTCTTTTTCAAATTCAACTTTATTTTTATTAAATACAAAAAAATCACTATTTCCAGAATTTAAAGATACTTCATCATAGTAATTTGTAATCGTATCACCATATTTATCTTTCTTTTGTTTTTCTAATGGGACATCCCAGCCACCATCTTTTTTATTTAACAAGTGTATAGCGTCATATTTTTTATTTGCTAACTTTGTTAATTCGCTCATGCCGCCAGTAACTTTTAATTCACTAGCAATTTTTTGATATTTTTCCCAAGAATCAATTACTAAAAGTTTTGCATCTTTTGCAAGATATGCACCAACAGGCTCTAAAGTTTCTTTTTTTAAACCTTTTTTCTTAGTAACCCATTCTTGTTTGTTATAATCATAATTAATATCATCTATATTTCCAGTGCCTTCTTTAACTTTGATATCACCCTGCTTCCAACGATTTATATCATTTGTAAAATACATAACATCACCAGCTAATTTTTCACCAGTTGCTAGTGGAAATATAGATTTTTTATTTACGTCATAACCATTGCGTAAAAGAGATTCTATGTTTTGTTTTCTTGTATAATGAACAAAATATGTACCTGATGTATCTATATTTTCTTTTCTTCTATAACCAACTACTTTTTTTTCATTTGGAACTTCACGTAATATTGTTGCAGTTTTTAAAAAACCTAAATCTTTTGCAGAAAAATTACTGTGCATAATTTCATGCATTTTTATAAATGTAACATAATCTTCTGGAGAATTTATAAGACCAGTTTCAAGTGGCCTCACACCTTCAACTCTTGGGTTTTCCCAACCGCGTTGATCGTACATAACATTTTTAATATATTCTTCATCAATGTGTATAGTGCCTACACCATTTCTTTCTTTATAAAAAGCTGGTCTATAACGCCCATCTTTAGCATAAGCATTAGTTGGCCCACTTATTATATCTGCTTTAGTTGTTGGAAATTCTATAGTATTTGCCCACGCTTCAGTGTTAGCTAAATACAATCCAGATTCACCTTTTTCCCAAGGAGATTTAGCAATTCTTCGTGCATCATCAAGATCAATATTATAACGCAAAAGATATTCTTGTTCCATTTTTGTAGCTCTTATACTACCTTTAGGGTTGTCAACTCCCTCTGCCCAACGCACAGAATAATCAATTAAAGTGTGGCATCGCACCATAGAATCAAAATCTTTTAATGCTCTAGTAATAACACTTAAACCATTAAGTAAGTAAAACGCATCTTTTACTTTATCCATCTTTTCAACATTTAATGGATTATTGTTAATGTCATCAACCATACGCATTTGACTAGAGCCATTTTGTATTTCTAGTATTTCACCAGCAATACGACCTTCTTTTGCGCCTAGTTTTAATTGATTGTTTTTTAATACAGTAAACAATCCACGCATAGTTGGGCCTAGTCCATGCTCCATAATTATTTTTGCTGGCTCTGTTATTGTTGCTAAACCAGCAGAGCCTAAATAATTTAACTGCGCTAAGTCACGCATTATTTTAGCTATAGTTTGGTTGCGTGCATCTGGATTGCGCAAAACTGTACCAACAACTCTGTCATATAAATGGCGTTGATCTTTTTGCACTGAACGTATTGTGTTTATATCTATACCTTCGTCCATCATTTCATTAAATGTGTCATCTAGTATATCGTCTATGCTGTCACCATTATGTTTTTTAGAAAACTCTAATCGTGCTGCTGTGCGCTTTGTATACGCTTTCATAACACTAACAGGATTTGTAACCATGTAATCAAGTACCAATGCATTTGGTATATCTAATGCTCTATGTTTAAAGTGTTTAGATTTACCCATACCATAATACATTTTATCAGGGTTAAGTGGATCTGGCTCATTAATCATTCCATCAACTACAGCTTTAACACGCTTGTTTATTGCTAATGGATCTGATGAAAGTGTTTCTTTTTTAAATTTACCATCAGATTGTTTTACCCAAATCTCAGGATTTTTAGCAAACCAATCGCTTAGTATCTTTTCAAACTGATCTCTATTTTTTCTAATTTTACCCATGTCAAAATAGCGTGGTCTAAATATTTCTTCATTAGGTGGCTTTATTGCACCCATACCTTCTAGGTCTGCTAGATTTGCTTTTGCTTCATCTAACTCCCTTGTAATTCTATTAATTTGACCTGTTAATGTAGTTGCATATTCTGGATTTTTTGTAGCTTTTAATCGCTTTTCTAATAAATCTAAACGGTTTTGCCTTGATCTAATTACTTTTGTATAATCACCTTGGCTGCCAATTAATCCCTGGTCTCTAAGTTGCACTTCCCAATCATCATAAAATTTATTTAATTTTTGTATTGCTTGCGCTTCAAAATTATTAGCAGGTTGCTCTCCTCGCATAGCTTTTTTGTCAACAGAAGCTAACCAATCTTCATAATCACCACGTTTAACCATGTAATCCATTGGGTTTATAACGCCTTTACCTGTACTCTGACCCCATATTTTTATAAGATCATCGTTTGTTCGTACCCAAGTGCCTTCATGTAATTTTGCATTTTGAAATACAGAGTTTCCAATTTTTTTACCTTCTTTGTTTGCAGCTAAAAGAATGCCAGAATCATTAGCTATACCTAGTGTACGCAACTTAACACTGTTAGGTACGTTAGGATTTGTCATAACTCTTTTCATTGGAGTTGTTGCTGCCTTATATACCCATGAGTCAGTAAAGATACTTGGTGCTATGTTAGGGTCTAATTCTACATCATCTGCTTCAAGAGCTTTCTTCATATCATTAATAGCATTTTTACCATCTTCTATAGCATTTATTTTTCTTATAGATTTTATAGATGTTGCGTGTTTAAGTGCGCCGCCTAAGAAAAAAGAAGCACCTAAGTTTAATGCTACCTCTTCTTTATTTGCAGTAGGATCTAGCGGATACCTTATAGCTTCTTGCCCAGCAACAACTGTACCTGTAGCTATTCCCCCTTTAAGAAAAGCTTGCCCACCAGTTTTTGCCATTCTAAATGGTATAGATATATAATTAATACCATCAAATAATTCTGCACCAAGTTGCGCACCTATACCAGACCTAGCTAATGTTTCATTAGTCTTTAATGCTTTTTTTAGATTTCTTATTTTAAAAGATAAATGCTCTGGTGACTTTGCCATAAGCAGAGAAGAGGCGTATGGCTTTAAATTTTCTGGTATATCTGGTGACGGATCATATGTATCCATCATATCTTTAGGCTCAAATCCAAACGTAACACCTTCAGTAATAAAATTAGCAAGCGGTGCGTATTTATATTTTAAAGAAGCTTCAAGCGTTTCACCAAATGTTGGGTCATCTTCTACAGGTAATCTTTTTTCTTTACGCTCAAACTTAGCTATTTCTGTAAAAGCATTTTTCATTGTGCGCGTTTCCTTCGATTTCTGTAGTAATTAGACTTTTTAATTATTTCATTATTTTTTTGCGCATTAGTAAAATCTGTTTCTATTTGGGTTTTTCTTTTTAATGCTGCATCTTTCCTAAATGCAGCAGTTTCACTTTTATCAAACATTGGATAAATTTTAGTACCATCCTCTGTGTATATTAAAGGTACAAGTTCATTATTTTCTATTACATGCGCATAATAAGTAATACCAACAGCTGTATCATCAGGTACAAGATACACTTGTTTCTTTTGGCCTGTTTTAAATGCATAATCATTATCGCTTGTATCAAAATATCCCTGTTGATCTAAAGGTATATCAGCAGTAGCTATTGTTCCTTTGTATTTTTCAGCGTGCATAGAATAACCATTAGGTAATTGTGATTCTATAATAGATAAAAACTCTTCACGTTCATCATCATCTGGAAAAGTTGCATGTAAACCGTATCTTGATCGTTTCATTTGACCCATAGGAAATCTTGGGTCAGCTATATATTCTACTTCTGGGTATTCTTTCTCAACAATTTCATCTAACCGCTTTACTATTTCATCGCGTGACTGACCAGTTCTAGCCATGTACTCAACCATTGGTTTAAGTTCTATTGCCAATAGCATGTCATCTAATTCCTCAACAACAAAATCATTTACTGTCTTTATGTCGTCACCATCAATTCCTAATATTTGTTTCATAGCAAGTGTTGATTTAGGATCGTTGCGTCTATTAATTAATACAGCTGCTATTTCTTGCGCGCTACCACCTTGTGTAATCCTAATTTGATTTACATCGTTTAATAAAGCTTTTTGTTCATACGACAATATACCGCCAAACCTGCTTGTAGTTATACCATCTCCAGATAAATGATTATCTAGTCTTATATAATGATCTAATAAAGCATCTGCATTTGGTACGTTCTGTCCATTTACTATGTCTTTAAGGCTGTCAATTAAGCTTTGCGGTGGTACATGACTCATAATAGAATAAGCCGCATTTTTTTTAGCAATAGGCCAAGTGTCAAAATTTACATAATCATCAAGACCTTTATCTGCTAGTATTTCATCTGTTGCTTGTCTGTGTTTTTTTACTTTAAGATCACCACCATTTGTTAATACTGTATTGTATATAGCTTTTGCATCTATTTGTTTTTGTATTTCATTTTCTCTTTGTGATATTTTAGAAGCTAATTTATTTGCTTTTGAACTTGCTGTATCTCTACTTAATACAGATAAATTTTCTAAAACAGACTGACCAGTTTCAATGTCACTAGATGACATTCCTGTAGTATCTTGACCGCCTGACTCTATATATTGAGCCATTGCTTTCATGCTTTCTCCAGATGCAGTACCGCTGTATTTTTGCAACACTCCAAAGGCATATGCATTTTTTAATCTATTTTTTTGTGTTTGCACTTCTGTTGCTGTAAATACTGTACCTGCAAATGAATCTAATACATTCATTTCTGCTTTTAGATATTCAACATCCATGTTTCCAGCTGCATACAAATCAGCAACCTTATCGTAATTAGATAATTGTAACGCTTTTTGTCTTGCATTATATACTTTTTCTTTTAATGCAGCTGCTTCTTTTTTTCTTGTAGCTTCGGTTGGATTGTCTGTAAGGCCTAATATACTTTTTACAATTGGTTTTTCTAAATTTATATTAGTTTCTTTTAATACATCTACTAACAACAATTGTTTATCTGTAAGTTTATCTTTAGATAATTGATCATTATTTATAATAGCACTTTGTAAATAATCTACATTACCATCACCTGCAGCTTGCAATATATATGGTTCGAGTATTCCACGCTTTAATAATTTAATATCTGCGTTCATTTCAGAATCGCTATAGTTACTATCTTCTATTAAGCGTTTATTATATTGATCTAAAAGAGATTCAAATTGTGTAACAACTGTATATAATGTTGCACTTGCTTCATCTACAGTTGCATCATCTGAAAAAATATGATCAGCATTTTCACTAGCACTAGAAAATAAATGCTCTTGCTGTTTGTTGTACCCAACATTACTGCTTTCGGTGCGAATTTTAGCAGCTTCTATTCCTTCTGCTTTTGCTATTTCTGCTGCTGCATTAGCTGCAAGTTCTTTATCTCTTTCAACAACGTCAAAATTATTTGATGTAGTTGTAAAGTGATTTAATATATCTGCTTTAGTATCTGGGTTTATGACTTGTAATAATACATCAAGTTTATTTTTAATTTTCTTATCTGTTATATTACCTTTTTTACCTTTAGTAGATAAATATAACTTCATAACATTTCTTTGATCTGAATCGCTAGTAAAGTTCATTACATGCTCTACTAAGCCTTTACCTGTTGCAATGTTCATTAAATTGCTAGTTTGCAGTGCGGCTCCATCTTGTAATAAATTTGCATTAATTCCATCATGCGCTCTTTTTATTTCTCTTGCTGTAATATTATTTGCTTTTTCAAAGTTACCATTAAGAGCTACGTTATATACACGGCTTTTAGCAAGATCTAATTGCTTTGCTATGTTTTCTGTTTCAAGTCTTCTAAAATGTTTACGTGTTCTGTCTTGTACGTTTAACTTTTCGTATGCTAATTTTTCAGTACCAGTAGTTGTAATGTATTGTTTGTATTGGCCTTCAGCATTTTCAGCCATTGACTGTATGTACTGCGACATAGCAGTTTCATAACCTTTAGGGTCAAACTCATATTTTGCGCCAAGTTCTCTAGCTTTAATATCCATTTCAGTAGATATAGAATCTTCATACCTAGCATTTATAACCTTTTGATAAGCGTCTATTGCAAACTTACCCATACCTTCTGGTGCTTCAAAAGCTTCTGGCTTGCCAGTAATAGGATTTAATGTAGTTATACCTTCAAGCTCTACACCTTCTGCAATTTCTGCACCTACTTTTTGTGCATTTTCTGCTGCATCATTGTAAGCTCTGCGTGTAAACTCGTCAGCTTGATTTTTAATAGTTTCCCACAACTCGGCTTCGCCTGTGTTTACTCTACGCACGCCAACTGGCTTATTAAAAACCTGTGTTTGTTGTCTTATAACAGCCATGTTTTATTCCTATGTTGTGGTTTTTTTATAATCAGATATACCTTGCGCCATAGTACCAGCAGCTTGATACAATGATGCGCGTCTAGCATTTCTACCCCCACGCCTTAATGCCATAGCCTCTCTAGTTCTTGCGCTAGATTCTGTTTGTCTTTGATAATCTATTCTGCTTAAATCAGTTGCTGCTATTTCTTTTTGTTTTGCTAAGAATGCCTCAACAGACCTGTCTGACCCAACGTCCCTACCAGATGCATAGAACATAGCTACATTAGCTTCTGTTGCTAAATCGTATTCATACCTGCGTTGCGCTGCTTGTTGCAACGCCAACACTTCGCCTTGTTCACGTTCAGTTTCAGTGTTAAATGCATCCATTCTGGCTGCATCTTGTCTAGCAGCTCCAGCTTGTAAAGAGGCCATTGCTGATATACCAGCACCAATTAATTGCCAACTCATAAAATTAACTCCGATATTAAGCCATTAACTTGCATAGGCATAGGGTCATCCTGTTCTATAGTTACTTGTGGATTTCTATTATATCCTAAAAGCCTAACCTCTTTGTTACCTGTAAATCCAGTAATATTATTAATAGTCCTGTTATTTACCTTAACAGATGTAGAGTCTTTCATATTAAGTACAACTGTACTTATACCCCTTACATCGCCTGTAACTGGCCCATTTGCAGCCACAGTATCTACAGGATTAGTAATTACTTTAGATGTAAACTTTTTACCTACATAGAAATGTGTATAGCTACTGTGCGCTGTCATAGTAATATTACCACCGCTTACAGTAAACTCGCCTAAGTAAACCTTATCTGTACCATCGTAACCAATAACATCTACTGTACCGCTAGAATACAAACTACTTACATCTACTGTGCCACTACCATACGCAACGTATAAATAGTTATCTAAGCCTATGTCGTCTACAAACTCTGACAATACATAGTTATTATTTATATCTTTTGCATAATAAAATAACCTATCACCTACAGACGCAGTTGCTAAGAAGTCGCCTTGCGTTGTAACTCTTGTCCAAGCTGCACGTTTTTCCGCCCTGTTAGAACTAAACAATGCCATGTCACCATTGCCCATAACTAAAGCTGCATAAGATTCTTGAGTTTTAAATCCAGAATGCACTACTGCTATATCAACTGGGTTAACTATTGTATGACTTGCAACTGTAGATACACCTGTAGATATGTAAGCATCTTCTGCATCAGAGTATATGTATTCGCGTACTGCTCTACCACCACGCTCAACAAATATAGTAGCACCATCAATAGACGTAGGTAATACAAACTCAGTACCAAATGGCGTTTGCTTTCTTATCTGTGCATTTGTAGGTGTAATAGCTTGGTTAAGATATGTTGGTACATACAACTCGTCTGATAGCGTAAAGATCTGTAGGTCACGATTTGACCTCATATATCTTATTTCATTTACATCACCTGTAGCCGCAACCAAGTTTATAGCGTCAGTATCGTCACCTTCTCCAACATCATAGTTAAAAAATTCACCAAGCTGAGACATCCAAATTGTATCTGGTTCAGCTATAGTGCCGCCAAAACATAGTCTGTTTTCATGGAACGTAACAGATGCAGGGTATCCGCGCAATGCAGAGAAAGATTGTTCATCCCATTCTGTTGTAGCTCCACTAGAAACAACTTTAACAAACCCACCACCATCTTCTGATGCGTTTGCATTGCTTGCTGCATTAACTGTATATGTATTTTGATCTAATATATCTTGTACAGTTCTGCTTCCGTTTATGCTTGAAGCATTTATACCTCCAACAGCTACTGCATCAGACAATACAATAGTATCTCCAGCTATTAAACCATGTTTAATATGCGTAATTTCTATTGTAGATGACCCATCTCTTGTGCGCAAAGGATTTGTTACTGTAAGTCTTGTTGATAATTCTTTTATAATTTTACCAGTTGCAGAAGTAGAGCTTGCAACAGCAGTTATTTCAATTTCATTACCCCCATATCTAAGCGTTACTCCAATATGTTTACCTGTTGTATCAAAATATGCCGAGCTTGTTTCTATTACAGGAAAAGTACCTACAACATGATTAAAAGAAGTTAATGTAACATTAGCACTATGAAAAACACTATATGGTTGGTATGTATCTTTATTGTCATAGCTCGTATCAAAGCTAAATACACTAACCTCAAATGTTGTAAGGCTTGTTCTTGTAAGCATACGTGGTGCAAACAATGGGTGACATATAAACATAACGTCACCATATTGCGCAGTATTGTATTGATGTATGTAGTCTTTATCAAACGGCAGCACATTGCTTTGTGTGTCTTGTGTAATCGTAGCTACTAAACTTAAATTATTATTAGCAGTAATTCTCCAACACAGTATGTATGCCTCACCAATACCAATTATATACTCTTCGTTATCGTCAAATATAAATGGAGCTAAGTACAACTCCTTATTGGTTTGTGTATTTTTGTAATGAAACTTAGCACCATGTCGTTTCTTTACAGCACCTTCTGGCAATACAATCATATTCTCTAAGCTTTGTGCAGACGCAGCATAGATAGGACTATCAGTCCTCATTACAGTATTGTCACTTATTTCTCCGTACTGAAAGCTATTCTGTGGGATTCTTACCTTCTGCATTAGCTACGCCTTTGTGCTATAAACCTTGATGTCATTAACTTGCGCGTTGTTTGCTGTTGCGAGTCAAGTCGTCTAGCTTTTATCATCTGTCTTTCAGCTTGTTGATCCATCATACTACCTAGAGAAGCATCTCTAGCTATAGATATTGACAGCATTGCTGCTACTTGAAACTCTACAGCAAGTGTAAAGTATGAAGGCCAATAAGCCTCATTAGCTCTATATATATAATCTGCTACTACAATCTCATTTGTTGATGTATCGCAATATACTTTATCACCATATATGTCATATATAATTGGATCGTCGTTTACTGTAACTGCGCTGAGCATGAGAAGATCAGATGGCATTTGATATGCTGCATCAAACCTGCTTGTAGGTGCAGCAGTTAATCTGTTTAATACTTGTTGGTTAGTTGCAAATCTCCAGCGTGTGCTTGTTAACGCTGCTCTTGCTATGTCTTCGTACATTGCGTCAACTACATCAGCCTCGGCTGTACCTTCATCAAAGGATGAAATAGGAGAACCGCCCATAAGGACGGAAGCGCGTGAACATACTTTTATTGGTGTATTTGCTGGCATTTCTTCAACCTATATATTGGAGTTAAAGGGGGCCGAAGCCCCCTAAAATATTAGTTGTTGTCAAGAACTTCGTAAACGCCATTGTTGTCGATTACTACTGAACCCATTGACATCATTGATGTTGCTAGGTGTGCAACCTTTTGCGGTACATAGTTAAGCTCTGTTTGAACATCAGAGTTAATACCGATACCAACTGATGATGTATGGTAAGCAAAGTTTTTACCACCAGCTACAGCAGACGTTGAGAAGATCTTAAATCCTAAGAACTCTTTCATTGTCATACCACCAGCAAATGGTAGGCTTTGTGGCCCAACATAATCACTTGATGCGAACTCATTGATGTTAAACAAGTCAGTGTATCCAGCAGGTGACATAGCGATATAACGCTGTCCGTCTTCTGGAATGTCAGCTGTACCCATTGTTTCAAACAATGTTAGTAAGTCAGCTTTTACTAATGCGCCACCTGTGTCAGCTATTTGCGTTGAGTTTGCACCAGCATCCATAGCCGCTGTAATTAACTCATCTGTTTTACGGCCTAATGCCGCAGCAGCAGATTGAGCTACAACTTGACGCTCATTGATGTTGATCTTTAATTCGTCCAACTTGTCAATGTATTCCGCTGCGTAGTAGTCAGCCATTGTGACTTCTACGTTAGTGTGCGCTAGTTCCATTGCTGTAACATCTCCGTTACGCGCTTTGGTTGACGCTGTGCCTGTTCCGATTTTCTGGAATCTTGCCACTGATGCAGATACATTTGTTGAACGTACTGTGTTGCGAAGCTTAGAACCCATGCGTTGGTACGCCATGTGGACTTCAGTTTCGAACTGCTTAATAAAAGCTTGGTCGATTGTATTAGCCATTTTTCTTTCCTAAATATAAAGTTTCGGTTACTCGGGTATCCGTTCCTTCACATCGACAAGGGTATCCAAATGGGCCTTTCAGTGCATCACGGGCCGTGATGTTTCACTATAAGCACTTTTTTGTGGTGAAATGCAACGCACAAAATCAACATAATGATTAGAATTAAACTCAGTTACACCTATTGCTTCAAATCCTAACCATGCTGCCCAATCCAACATAAACTGGTGATCGCTCAATATACGCATACACATTTCGTCTTGTGTTCTATCAAAAAATGTAACTAACATACGTGATCCACGCGCTATAGATGTAAAGTTTTTCTTAATATTCTTAGAAAACATTGCAAAAAACTGCGGTGTTTCTCTACCATCTTCGTACCAAAGCCCAGATATAGCAGTAAATACTTCACCTTCTTTGCGTACTAAGTAGCAATCAGAGTATTTCATCATCTCTTCAATGCATTCTCTAACATTACAATAGCCAAGGAGATTTATCTCCCTGACATTTTCTGGTGCTAAGTTAGATATAACTTCCTCAACATGATCTTTAGTAAATGGTGTTAGGTAAAAGTTACCACGCTTTATTATCTTAGCTTCCATAAAGTTTCTTAAAGCCAGCCTCTACTTGCCGAACAAATGCAGGGTCATTTTTACTCCAGTACCTTGGGTCTTGCATCATTTCCTTTAGACTGTCTTCACTTATGCCAGCCGCAGGTGTTGCATCTCCAGTAAAGGAACCATCTTTCATAGCTTCTTGTATAGCCTCCATAGCTATAATACCCTCATGCGTTTCGAACATACGTTCAATAGCTGGCATAGATTCTTTGGGGAAAAACTTAGTAGCAAACATAGATGCCGCTTCTATTCGCTGATCTGAGTTTTCCCCCAGCTTTGCAGCTTCAGCGTCGAGGTCAGGAGCAGATGCCTCCATCGTCTGAAGATACATCTCAATACCTTTTTCGAACTTATCTTGACCAAATCCATTGTCAAATGATTGTTCAGCCCACCATTTAAGAAGCTCATTATCTACAGCAGCTTCATCATCAACAAAGTCTGGTAGTGCATATTCGCCAGCAGATGCAGGTCGATCAGCATTTTTTGTAGAATCATACTCTTCTTGAAACTTAGCGCGCAGATCTTCTTCCTTTGTGCCTAGCTTAGACTCTAGTTCTTTATACGCTTTGGCTAAATCTTCACCGCTATTATATTTTTCAGGCAACCATTCTGGTCGTTCTGGTGCTGCATCTTCTGCAACTACAAAGTCACGCTCTGTAGTTTCTGCATGTGTAGACTGTTCTGATTCTGCTGGTATATCATTCATTTATTATTACTCCTATGTGCATGATTGATACGTGCTTCTAGCAAAGCAACAATATAACGCTGCCCTTCAATGTGCCTTAACTCTTCTGCAGTTACATTTGAGCCATGCACCATTTCAATAGTAATAGAACGTAAGTATTTTTTTACAGCTTCCCCAGTAGGACTATTAAATAGTTCAGCTATGTTTTGACTTATCTCTAAATCTTGGCTTGTTGCCCTTTGATACCCATCTATTCCAACATTAACCTTGTTGCCCTTGCTCATTCATACCACCCTGTTGTTGTTGCGCTTGCTGTTGCGCCATTTGTTGCGCTACTGCAGCTATTTGCTTACGCTGTTCTTCATCACGAATCAAGCTTTCAGGCACGCCAAACTTTTTAGCTAAGTGTATAGCAGTTTGCTCGCCATCAATTAATAGCTGCAACATCTCTGGTCCAAATGTACCAGCGACCATCTCAAGAAACCGACCAACGCTAGAAATATCTTGGTTAGATTGCGCTTGTGCAAGCGGAGATACAGAACGTATCTTAACTTCACGCCCATTTACAGTAGGTACATCTATGCGCCCTTGCTTCTTGAGGATGTAAATAACGCGCTGCAGTACAGGTTGCACTAATTCAGCTTGCAACCTACCAAAAGCTGCACCCATACGCCTAGAAAGGTCTGCCATGCGCTCTGCTACCTCTGTAGCTGACGCAGGTGTCTTGTCTGGATTGCCAAGCATGTCGTTATACAACGCGCGTTTTATGTTTTGACGCATATCACCTAAAACTAATTGGGCTACATCAAAGTTTCCAGCTGCATTTATTGGTTGCAAGCCAGACGAACCCATAGCTTTTGGTATAATAGATCCTGGGACTAACTGTATTGTGTCTGGATTTATTACGCCATCATCTTCCATTTGGTATACACCAGAGATAGCCATTTGCGCATTCTCAAGTATCATTTCGATGGTAAGATTTGTAGTTTTTATAGCAGATAATGCGTTAATTAATGGGCCACGACCATAAACTTCACCTGCACACTTAGACCAACGGAAACAAATGAATGGGTTTGAGCCGTTACCCTTCATTTGTTTATAGTTTAGCACAGTATTTGTAGTCATACAGAACGCATAGCTTAGATATGCTTCTTCATTCTTAGTAGAATAATCACGACACACAACTTCTAGTACAGTTGTCGTCTTATCTGACCCCATATAGTTCATAACTTTGGGATCTAATGTACCATTTGGGTACATCATCTCTAGGTGATCGTACTTTACACCCTTGCGCTCACGAAAAACGTGGTCAATTCTATCATCTGGGCCAGTATCTAGCACCACATGTGGCAATGGTATGGCAGAAAAGTTAACAGGATTGAGTGCATCGCCTTCTTCTACGCACAAAACACCAGTGCCAACAGCTAAATCCATAAACGATTCGTGTACTTCTTGGCTAAAATTAGAGTTTTGTAGTATCTCAAAGACGTATTCAGTTACCTCATCAAGCTCGTTATCAACAGATTCACGCTGATTTGGAGGAACCTCACTACCAGCCATGAGATCAGCCCACCTAGCAAAATTAGGAACAAGCCCAGACTGGAGGCGACTAGCAAACTCTTGCACGCCCACCACCGCAGTCTCGTCGAATATACGGTCATCTCGTCTTTGCCCAGCAGTTTCAGCGTAAAAACTTTCACGTTGAGGCAACGCATATTCGTAGCACTCCTCAAACAACGGAACCCAGTTCTCGCGAAAGGACTTGGCTTTCTCATACTTTTGTATGTACTGCTTAGCAATTTTTTCCATTAGCCAAATCTACCTAAATATCCACCGCCACCTGCTCTAAATAAAGATCTTCGACCAGAACCGCCACGTCCACCTGCTCTACTTTCTGTGCGACTTTCTATAGCTTCACCAATGTCTTCACGTTTTTGCTCAGCCTTTGATTCAATTTCTTGACGCTTTGCATCTTCTGCTGCAATGCGATCTTCTGCTGCTCTTTTAGCTTCAGCATCTGTATCTGCCTGACTTCTGCCACCACCACCACACATATTGTTCTCCTTAGTTGTTTTACATTGGTTGGCACAGAAAAGAATAATTTTCAATGCACAATTTAGAGTCTTGACCACAATCCTTGTCTACGCTGTGGCTTCTTTCTGTTGTCAAATACGTTAAAGCTGCCTTTTGCTACTGTTGCAGACGCTGGCTTTTGGTTGTTTATTAAGGCTCTGCCCTCACCAGCACCTAACATTTGGTACTGTAGCGCATCATGTACGTGTGAAAACATATTTTTATCAGGCTTATCCGCGTATCTTTCACCAGAAACCTCCATGCGTCTGTACTGATACCCACCTTCAAAGCCTTTTATTAGCTGCTGACAACGCGGATCTATAAGAAATGCTGGTTTTCCCTCTGTCATTTTCTGCAATTGGGATGCAACACTCTCTAATCTTAGGTCAACAGAGTTAGACGGAGCAGGAAAAGCACGCAAACCAGCACCACGCAGTATGTGAAAGGGCGTTGATTCATCAGTTTGAGCGCGGAAATCACCAGCAGGGTCGCCATATATAAATACCTCCGAGCAAGTTGAGAACCTAGTAGCTATTTCTTGGCGCAAAACCTCTGCAAATCTAACGATACCCATGTCAAATGCAACGATTTCTTGCTGTATTAGCCACCTACCACGTACCTTTTGCCCCATTGTAGCAGCAGGTGTAAGCCCAAAATCTATACCAATGTATAGGGGAAGCCCTGCAGCGATAGGTATTTCCTCTTTTGCTACGTGAATATCGCTAGCAAACATCTGATAGATAGGTTTACCATCTTGGATAGAGCCTAATTTGTTCATAACGTATACGTCAATCCAGCTTTTTGTCTTACCGCGTATCAAATTAGGGTAGTAATCCTGACGCATATACTCCTTATTCTCTGCTACATCGTTAGGAACGTAGTCATCTATCTCACCATCTTCGTCAAACTTCTCAATCATACCGCTAGGTTGGGTATAAAACGACCAGTTGTCGGGTTTCACCAGCATTTTAGCTTGTTCTCTAGGGATATGGTCAGGCACTGGAACTTCGCCAGACATGATAGGCCACCAATGATCCTCTTCTGGAGCGTTGGTATCACAGATAACGCCTGTCCAAGTAGCTCCGCCATCACGCATAGAGGGAAAACGACCTACACGCATGGTGCATGCATCGATAATTGACTTAGGAATCTCTCTAGCTTCGTTAACCCATATGCCTGTCAGCTCTAAAGATAGCAATTTCTTAACATCTTCTGGCCTATCAAGTGCTAAGAAGAGGACTTCAAGCTCCAGATCGCCTTTTTTAATCATATGTGTATAGGGAACTGACCAAGTAAACTTACCCCAATCCTCTTCTGGAAACCAGTCAAGCCATGTTTTTATAGTTGTAGTCTTTAACTGTGGGTTTGTATTACGGATTATCGCCCATCTGCTGCGGCGTATCCCTTGTTTATTAGGCTTCTGCGCTAGTGCGCGTCTAAAAATTTCTACGCAACAAGACACTGACTTGCCAGAACCAACAGGCCCACGAATGCCACGAAAGAATGTGTCGTCTTTCATAAACGCCTTAACAACTTCGCCATCTGGCCTGTATTTAAAATCTATCACTTATCTAATATCTTATTATCTATGCCAACTTTAATCATTCTTGCTGCAATTTCGGGGCCAATAGCCTCAATAATCTTGTCAGCTTCGTGATCTGTCTGAAAATCTTTAGGATGATGCTTCATATGTACTATGCGCACCACCCTACGTAGTGTATCGCGCTCTTTAGGCTGCAATGTGTTAAGAAAACTCACAGTTACTTTTCCTTTTTAAAGGGTGTCGCTCTAGTTTTTCGTTCTTTCTTAGGCTTTACTGCCTCTTTTACCTCTATCAAAGGCTTAGAATCGCGTGTGCGCGTCTTTCCAGAGTAAGTCATACCAGCTAATTCGTGTGTGTCACCCACATATGGGTCACCATTTTTAAATGTCCAAGCCATTATTTATCCTTTTTCAATAAAGTTTTCTTCTTAGGGAAGCCAGCTTTCATATTTTTATAAGCTTTGTCGCTAATAGTAGAGTTCTTTTTAGACCTACTTGTTCCCTTCTTCTTACGTGCGTTGATGTTTGCATATAATCCATTAGCCATTCTTTTTATTCCTTTTACTAATTGCTGCTGCTTTAGACTTAGCGTCAGCTTTTGACGATGCTCCCCATGCCTTTAGGCTAAGAAGAAGTCTAGTTGGTTTACCCTTAGAGTCACGCTCTGGCCCCTTCATGCCGCCCATTCGTGCTAAGAAAGAAGCTCTTCTTGGGTTATCCCCAGACTTAACTGGAGCTTTAAGCGTACCACCCTTATAACTAGCACGCCCCTTAGCATTAAGACCACCCTTGGGATTCTTCCCTGCTTTACGTGTCCATGCTGGGGTACTCATTTCATATACGGCATTAACAATGACCTAGCTGCAGTATCAGCTGGTTTCTTAACGTCCTTCATTCTTTCTGAAGAAGACTTGCGCTTAACCTTATCACCCATTGCTAGGGAAGGTAAGTCACCATAGTCCTTCTTCTCTTTCTGATAAATCTCTTCGGTCTTCTTAGATACCGATCCACCACCGCCACACATCATTCAGTCTCCTTTGTATATCCACTACTCTTTAACGCCTTCTTAGCAGTCTCGTTATCCGTACTGTTGTCAAACGTCTCTGGAACCTTATCACCAAATCTACTCATTTACAAAACCCTTTTTAATCCAAATATTTTTTCAAGCTTTTTTCGCTAATCATGTGAGTGGGGGATCACTAGCTAAGTAACTATCACACTTTTTTAACCCCCCTACCCCTATCCTAGGTCTATCGATACCTTAATATCTCCTGCAAGTTGCACCTGACTCCTATCTATAGGCTTAAACCCTGCTCTATCCAATAGATCCTTGCTAGCTTCTAGCTGTACGTACTCACTCTTAGCTTGCTTAGCTAGCCCTGCTAACTGGTGTACTGCCGCAGGAGCATGTCTGCTAAACTCTTTAGCCACCACTTCCATCATGTACTGTTGCACATGGGCTAGCTTCATACTCTTCTGTGCAGTTACTCTTCCACTGTCGCCCTCAGCGTATCCAGCTTCTTGTGAGGCTTGTGTAAGATTCCCACCATTTGCTACATATGCATCAACGAGTGCAGTCTGTTTCTGTGTTAACTTCCTTAGTGCTATGTTTGCCATACTAACTCCTATTGTAGCCCCCCTCTCCCTCTCTCCCCCCATGTTTAGCACTACAAATACACCCTGTGTCAACGCACAAAACAGTCATTACATCAATTAGTACGCAAAGAAAGTCATACTACACATACTAAAACATACTAAAAGGTACTTAGAGTTTTAACTCATCTAGATTTGATACGTGACATGTGAGTTCTCCTAGAAAGAGCCGCCACTCCTCTCTACTTGACCTGCATGACAGCATCAAAAGTACCTCGCAACCACTTTCCTTTATCACTAACTCCTGTCTGTATTCTATTCTATGCTTGCCTTCCTTACATCTGGTCACAGGCGTGGAAAGAAGTTGCAAGGCACACCAGCCTAAGTAGGCTTTTTTGTTACTGTCTCTTGGTCTGCATAGAGAGGATTGGCCTCTCTTTTTACTAGGAGAACAACATGTCAAATAACGTATCAAATCTAGCTAAGTTAAAACTAGAAGTAATTAAATATCATACTAATCAAAATGGTGAGTCAAACACTTCGATGGTTAATCAACGCTTCCTTGAGAGTATAGCTAAAGATTCTTGCTACACATCATTAAGTAGCATTAATTACAAAAATGGACAGATTGCAGATGCAGGTGCAGATTACGATACAAAGAAAAAGGAAGGTAATCACATAGCTTGTGAACGTATTGATCAATACGTACAACGCTTAACACTTGAACTAAGTGAGCTTCAAATCAGACACGATGCTGATTGCCAAGTATATACCATAGTTACTGGCGGACAAGCTTACAAATATATGCCTAAGAAATTAAAGACTGCACCTAAGCAAAGCGATGCAATGAAAGCCGCACTCAAGATGGCCGCAGAACGTAAAGCATTAGCAGAGGCTGGGGCGTAAGCCCCCCTCACTACTAAGGAGATACTCAATGTTAGATACATTCAAGCAACGCCGCAAGGATCGTCGCAATCTAGGTTACACTGATACAGAAATACATCGTGAAGAATTGATAGATGGCATCTGTATCTTTTTATATGCAGCCACCGCAGCTGGAATTACAACTGTAGCTTGGGTGTTGCTCCTCTTTTGAGGGGCTACATCTTGTGCTTGACGTTGCATCGAGGTCAACATGTGGTGGGTTGTGTCGCGCACACGCACCATGTAATCTATTGAAATGAAATGGAAAAGGAAAACCAAATGAAAATTGATAAGATCTTTAACACGCCAGATTACGAGGCGTTAGATTATTTATTTAACACAATAATAAAATACATACATGAACCGAATGCAGATGACAAACCATATGCAATCATATCACTGATGCAAATCAATAACTTTATTGTAACCAACACACCAACAGATGGGTGTGATGACTGTGCTTACCTATCAATGGACACTGATGCTGTAGTCAACGTGTGTCCAGAGTGCGCAGAAGAAAGGACTTAACATGAAACACACACAGTTAATTAAGTTTATGCGTGAGCAAACCGATATGTATCCATACAAAGTAATTAAGCTTACTATGGATACATGCAGCAGAGATGTAGCGAACATGATTGATCATCATCTTGCTCAAGAAATTATACATCAAGATGGTGAGCGTCATCCATATCATGCTAATCGAAGAGAAGCATTCATGTATAAAGTAGCGGCTCAGTTCTTAGATCTGTATCCGAACGAAACAATAGAGGAGTATTACCCATGATAGAAGTATACGATTGCTTTCAACGCACATGGTGGAAAGACAACAGCGACTGGCCTAATGGTTTAGAACCACATGCTGGTCGTAAGAATTTCTTTTTCAGAAATGAAATAGGAAGTGAGACACATGCCTTCTTTACTGAAGAGGAGGCTGTGGATTTTTGTAGACAGTGGAACGACACGCATGATGCAGGTCGATACAGTCTTAAAGCAGAGTACCAAGTAAGAGGAACAGGGAGATAACAATGCCTAATTATACAGTAGGAGTACACTACGAACAGGGATTTACTGTAGGTGTAACAGCAAACAGTAAAGATGAAGCAGAAAAAAAAGTAATGGAACGTGTCGAAGATTGCGGCGATGACTGTGTAGGTTTTATTGACACAGTTCATAGAGATTATTTTGTAACAGATGTAATAGAGGAGATTATAAAATGAATATAACTATTATGAATGCAAGTAAGATTACACAAGTGCGTAAGATCTTCAAAGATTTTACTGCTCTTGAACTCAAGGTAACTGACACCAAAGGCAATGATGATTATATCACATTGCACTTTGACAACAACAAGCAGCTTAAATGGGAGGCATTGCCAGATGACCAGCACAATTAAAACACCGCCGATGACACGGCAGCACTATGAATTTATAGCAGATCTAATGGGGCCAATGGTTGCTTGGCCTTCACATCTCATTGACATTGCAGATGCATTAGAGAAATCAAACCCTAAATTTGTGCGCAAGAAATTTCTTGAACGAGCAACCAAAGCATGGGAGGATAACCAAAACATAGGAGAGTTAGATGACACAATTAGATTCTGAAATTGTAGCTAAGTTCAATGATTGTCCTGAGTGCGATGGGACTGGGGTAGTAGTATACTCCAGTCTCAACGACGACATACCATTGAGACCATGCACTAACTGTAACGGAGATGGTTACGTAGAGATGGATGAACTTGACTGGCTCGATTGATTACTGCATAACCGCAGTATGATACAAAGTTATTGGCATACCATACAGGAAAAGCATAAGGGATTTAATATTCCTTTGCATAAAGTATTCATCAAGGCAGGGCTACCAACCTCAACGTATTATCGTACGTTAAATGGCAGCACTGAATTGAGATATGAAACCGCAAAGAAAATTATGAGAGTGATGGAACTAATGGAAGGTGCATATCCTACGAGCAGGGATAAGCGTAAGCTGCATGCAAAAGTTTCCAAACTATAAACGTGATACATATGTAACAACATCTTATGATGAAATGATTACAAGCCTGATCGATAGACGCAATCAATTAGGTATGTCACAAGAAGGGCTTGCATTTAGTATAGGTTGTACGCCATCATTGATTCATAAGTGGGAGCAGTACAAGCGAGTTCCCTCAGGTTTCATGTTCGCTTGTTGGGTAGAAGCACTTGGCTGTCAGATCGAAATCAGCACGAAAGATATTAAATAATCTCACGTATCCGTGTGATGCATGTAATAATCGTACTGAATTTTTTGTTCAGATCATGGCAACAACAAGTCCAGCTACATATCATACCATATGTATGACATGTTATGAGGAGCAGACATGGCAAACAAAAATAAGTCTAAAGGAATCTACCACGAAAAAAGATTCTGCGAATGGCTCGACAAAATCGGCATCGAAAACTACCGAGTCCCACTCTCAGGTGCGCTCGGAGGAGAGTGGAGTGGTGACATCCACGTCACACTGGGCGGACGAAAGCTGGTAGCCGAGGTAAAGTACAGAGATAAATCTAATTTCCCTAGTCCATTTACTGTACTGGATGGCAGGGACATAGCCTTCTACAAAAGAAAGACAGGCAAACCACAGTCGTTGGTAATAATGCCAGCGGAATTATTTGAACACTTACTAGGAGAGACAAATGGAAAACCAAACGAAGATGATCAAAGCACACCTTGATAAAGGTCATTCAATTACAGCATATGCAGCATTAGATTTATATGGCTGCTTTAGATTAGCATCAAGGATGCATGAGCTAAAAGAAAGTGGCTATCCTTTTATGAAAGAAATGATTACACTAGATAACGGCAAGCGTGTTGCCGAGTACACAAAAGTAAACCTCTAGTACGGCTCATAATACTAGAGGTTTAACAGTAAGAGGACATTAAGAAATGGAAAGACCTAATGTATGCAGACATATTACTACGAGATGTAATTGATTGGCAAGTAAACAATCCTAATGGTAAATATATTTTGATTGTGCTTGCACGTTACACAGATTTAAATGGTGAGTGCTTCCCAAGCATACCAACTTTAGTCAAGACTACTGGCCTCAGTAGAAGTACAGTCATACGTGCTATCAACTGGTGCATAGATAATAATTATATAACAAGAAAGTCTGGACGCACTGGCATAGCTAGTGTGTATAGATTCAAACATTTAATGGAGGATGATATGAAAAAGACCAGTGTCACACAGACACCCCAAGTTATATCTAATGTAATAGATATTAATAGTAATAGTAATACTACTTGGAGTGTCACACAGACACCCCCCTTCGATGCGTTCTGGTCAGCTTACCCACGCAAGGTAGCAAAGGGTCACGCTCGCAAGGCATTCGATAAAGCATGTAAGATTGCAGATCCCATTGCAATTCTTACTGCTGTTAAAAAATTTTCTGATGCTACTCAAGGCACAGACAAACAGTTCATCCCTCACCCTACCACATGGCTCAATGGTGAGAGATGGGAAGACGACATCGAGGACGTTGCACCTAGCAACAGAACCAACACAGATTTCTTAGATGAAATCATCAATGATATGTCGCATAAAAAATTAGCCATAGATAAGGAGTAACACATGGACTACAACCAACGCACATCAATGATAGGTGTCTGGCTACAGGGTATCTTAAAACGCTACACGCCACCATCTAGCATGGATCGTGACACACTCGGTCAAGAGCTTCAGCTTATTGTCGAGGACATTAACAATAATATACCTTCTTCATTCGAGAAGGTAGACTTAGAGGTCGTGCTAAAAAAGATCGATGGTCACGTCCGACAGTATCAAGCTTCTCGTACGTGGCCGACAATCAAGACGTTCATCATGTCAACGAAGACAGCTGTAGACGAATACTCGCGCAATACAGAGAGCTTGAAGGTGACATCACAGAGCAAGCTCGACGCAGCTGTACTCATGGTCAAGCGAATCAAAACTGGCGGCGCAATACCAGAGTGGATACTCAACCCTGACTCAATCTATCGACAACGACTGCTGCTTGACACAGATCTTGTCGAGTCTGACTTCAATAAATATCTTGATCCTACTGCAACAATGCAGTAGACAAGTACATATAAGAGGAGAATAATAATGGAACGTAAAGGATTTATTGGCGGCAGTGACGCTGTCAAAATAATGAACGGCAACTGGTATGAACTGTGGCAGATCAAGACAGGTCGTGTCGAGCCAGAAGATTTGTCACACAAGTTAGCAGTACAGATGGGCATACTATCAGAGGACATGAACCTCGGTTGGTTTGAAAGAGAGTACAGCAAAAAAATATTAGAGAAGCAAGACAAATACACACGCACACACAATGGCGTGCCGTATGCAGGTACGCTTGATGCTATACTAGAAGATGACAATGATCTTGTTGAGGCCAAGCATACCTTCGCACACAATACATTAGACAAAGTGTGTGACTACTACATGGCACAGGTGCAGTTGTATCTATGGTTATCTAATATGGATGGTGCATACATGTCAGTATTCTTTGGTAACAACAGATGGGAATGTGCATACGTTAAGAAGCATGACCCATACATAAGTGTAGTGCTTGATGCATGTACTGATTTCTGGGCGCACGTTGAGAGTGACGATGAACCTATCGGACACGACCAACCAATCGCATCACCTAAGAATCTAGTACTTGTAGATGATATGATTAAACGTGACGCTAGTTCGGACAATCATTTCACATACTTAGCACAAGAGTACCTAGAGTTTGAACCTGCAGCTAAGTCATTCGAGTCAGCCAAGAAAGATCTCAAGGCTATAGTTGCCGACAATGAACGTGAGGTATACTCAGATCTATTAACCATACGCCGTGATAAACGTGGCGCATTACGAATTAGCAAGAGGAGTAAGTAATGGACAATCTAAATATATGGAACAAGCTATCCAAGTCAGACCCCAAGTATCTGAAGAAGGTTAGCTTCGGGTCGCGTAGCTTTACAGCTATCGATCCGCAATACCAAGTACGCATGATGACTGAGCAGTTCGGCCCAGTTGGTGTGGGTTGGGGATGGCAGTCACACACAGAAATAGTGCAGCTAAGTAATGGCGATGCCAGTATACTAGCACACATATCTGTTTGGCATGGCGAGCAAATGAATATGTTCGGCCCCTTTACTGGGTGTCGTAAGTTCTTCGATGCAACCAAAGGCAGACTAGCCGAGGATGCACCTAAGATGGCTGTCACTGATGGCCTAACCAAAGCCTTATCACATCTAGGATGTAACGCTGACGTGTTCCTAGGTGAGATGGATGGCAACAAGTACGCTGCAGATAGCGGCAAGAAACCTACTAGCGGTAGCTGGTAATAATTAAAGGAGCCAGAAGCATGGCATATGATAACACAAATACAGGCGCAGCATTTAAACCTTTCGATAGCATGAAGATGATATTGCAAGGTAAGATAAACCTAGAGGGTAATGATCGTAAAGTCGTACTCGTAGCAGATACAACCAAGAGTGGCATGAAGATCATTGAGGTTTATCAGAAGGTAGGTGTGTTGTTTGAGAACGACAAACGTGGTAATGATAATGCCCCAGATTATTCTGGGCCAATGGAAGACTACGCTGCAAGAACACAAATGCAAATCGCTGGCTGGAAGAAACAGAAGGATGATAACAATTATCTTTCTATGCAGATCAGTCAGAAACATGGCGGTCAACAACAGGCACAACAGGTTAGCACTGCTCACCTTGATGTCGATGATGACACCATACCATTTTAATTAACAGGGGCGAGCTTCGGCTCGCTCACACACGGAGGACTTATGACTGTACCAATCACACCAGAACTAATTGAACGCATCAGATTCTATGCAAATAATGGCATGACTAAATCACAAGCCAACAGAATCTATGGCATACCACGCCATGCAATCAGGGTGGCTGTTGAACGCTACGATGTAAAGTTTACAACAGGCTACACAACAGGCGCGGAGCGTGCGTTCAGAAATCAAACAGACAAAGAGTATGAGGATAAAGAACTAATCTATAAGTCAACTGTTCAGCGCAACAGGTATGACCAGTACAAAGAGATACTCAAGACTGCAAAGACAGCAGCAGAAAGAAAAGAAATTACCTATGGGTTTGTGCTACATGAGTTTGAATTAACTCAAGCTGCAAAGAATAAACGCACACCACTCCCTGGTTTTAATTCAAAATTTTCTAGCCAACCAAGGATAGCGGATCTTCTTCGTGCGGAGCATTAAGCTCCGCCAGAAAGATATATACTTAAACGCCAACGTGTGCAATCCAAGAATGTATTTTCTTTGTTTGCTCCATACGATCATCAAGCCCATGCGTGCCACCATTCACACGCTTGGTTATGCTAGTAATAACTGAATCATTCACACCATCATCAGCCATTTCAAACAAGCCATTGGATTCAAAGAACCACATGGCAGATTCAAATGCATACTCAGTAGCAACAAGATCAGGGTCAGTCATTACATCAGGCAACCCCATATCACTAGCAAAAGATCTATAGTTTGCCTTGCCTGTCAACTGGATGAAGCCGCGCCCGACCCACAACGCCCCTTCATTATCTCCATTGCCCATGCGATTAGAGTACACCTTGTTCGCTAGTGCCTCTGGGTTACGCGCATAAGGTGCAGCCGATTCCATAGTTGGAAATCTCTTAGGCCACACACGCATCATAGACTCAGCAGAATAATTAAGATTCTCTCTGGTTAAACGAAACATACCTGACTCATGTGCTGCTTGACCAAGCAGGTGTGCGCCACGCTTACGATTCAAACCAAAGTAATCAACGATTGCTCTTGCTGTGTTCGGGCCAAAGTTACCATCGGCTGCTGCACCAATACGACCCTGCAATATCTTCATAGCCTCAGTCATTTTTTAAATCCCTTCATGGTACGGATACCAAAGCTTGCAGCTATACTTGCATACAACGACCATTGGAACCACTGCGGTGCGGCTTCGAGATTAGCAAAGCCCTCCTTCATATAGGGCTGCAGCGGTGGAACAAATGAGCACGCAACGATTGCAATGAAACACACAGTCCAAGCTTCATCCTTCCAGCTATTCTCGCTGGCTTTGATTGCTGCTTGCTCCCAAGAGATCTCACCAGTTGCAAGCTTCATTTTAGTTTCAGCTTCAGCCTTCTTAACAACAGCCTTCGAATCTATCACAGCACCAGCAAGATCAGCAACCTTACCTATCAATCCAAGTCCAAGCATATTACTTTCCTTTCGTAAACGCTGACGCCCCAAAGAACGCAGCTACTATGCCAGCAACACTGACAAAATACACACTCGCCATGCTGCCGAGTATCTTAGCAGCCTCAATTAAAGTCAAGAGATCTGCTAGCACCACCGCCAAAGGGTATAGGAGCATCCCTGACAGGGCAAACCATGTCATCTTGCGTTGTGCATCCCTTTGAGCGTCTTCGTCCTCTAGGCGACGCTTACGATCCTCGTACTCAAGTGCATCCCATTCTGCTTTATCTATTGCGCCATCACCATTGACATCAAATTTTTTAAATTCATCCATGTTATTCTCCTAATCAGCCAGAGGATTATCCAATGCCCTCTGTAATTTATCCATTAACTTATCTTCAAGGTCTTTCATCTCAGCATCTTGATTTGATCGCAAGCGTTCACGTTGCGATTCGAATCTAAGATCTGCTGCATCTATCATAGTGCGCACCTTCTCTTCTGTCTTACGCACCAACGACTCAACTCTGTCCGCTTGCTGCTCAACCCTAAGAAGATCATCACGTAAATTATTTTTAATGTCGCGTGTGTACTCAACTGTTTGTTGTACCTGCGCATCCATCAGATCCATTTGCTGTTGGTACTCTCCTAAGTCTAAGCCAGCTACCTCTTCTATCTTCTGGTACATAACAAACCCACCATACAGGCCAGCAACCACAGTAGATAGAAAGGTTATGATTGCAAATACAGATGCAGCCGATAGCTTAAAGCCACCAGCACTAATCTTTTTATCAGCAAGCCCATCAAATTCTGTTAGGTCAACCATCAGTTCTCAAAGTCCATATCATCTTGTAAATTTTTAAGCTGCTCTAATTCATCGCGCAGCTTTTGTATCTCTAGCCTACGTTGTGCTAACTCTACTTGGTATAAATCATTACAGTTAATACGAGACTTAGGTTTGTCTAGCGGTATAACTATACGTGCATACACACCTATGTCTTTACCTCTGCTGCTTGTTTCTAATCCAGACAGCACACCAGTAATACCATACTCAAGGTTAACGCCACCACCTACTGCATTGCTACAACGCAAGTTGTTTGCTGAAAAACTATCTGATTGCCCATTAATAGGTGGGCTAGGCAATGACAATGCAAGAGAACTACTGTCTGCACATGCGCCACTAGCTAAGAAATAAAAAAGAATAGCAAATCTCATGCTGGAGTTCCATCTAATCGTGAGCAAATCTTAGAAGATACTAATGTTTTAGTTTCACGCTGCCTTCTTATCTTTGATATGGTACACACATACACTGCTACATCTAAGTCAGACTCACGTATATATACACTAAAGTTTTTACGCTCTTTATAACTAACCTTAATAATTCTGTATATTGCAGAGAAGGGAACAGGTTTCCAATCTTTATTATACAGTTGTATCTCGTAATAATTTATTTCTTCTCTTGAATTAAATAATGAGAGGTCAACCCTATGCACACCATAAACATGTGATGGCTTTACTATAGGATAGGCTGGTGTCATTTCATGCGCAGATGCAACAGTTGCCCACCCTAAAAATATGAGTACCTTACTTAGCAATGCAGCTAGCCTGTACTACCGCAGTATATGTACCTTGCGGAAATGGTTTGGCTGAACCATAAGTTGCACTTGATGCAGTAGAAAACCACGTTGAACCAGCCAATGTTAAATTAAATATTGTAGTATTATCTACTGTTAACTTAGCTGCTTCATAAGCTGACATACCAGAGACTGACGTTTGTGTTACGCTTGTGCTACCTGTCCATGCAAGTGTATCTGTTAATGTAGGTGAAGAACTAAACGATGATGGATGTGTTATGTTAGCTGTATAGCTGTCTGCTATAGATACATCAAATCTAATAACAGGCAAGATACCACCATCAGCAGGTGTGGTGCTTAACTTGCTGGCAATAGGGTTGCCATACACACCAGCTTTAGATGTTTGTATTACACATTTAGCTGCAACATTACCTGTAATATCTACATCAGCGTATGCTGGTAATGCACAGAGTGAAAGTATTGCCAAAGAATATTTCATATTAAACCTCATTTGTTGTACTGCATATCAATCATTTGTTCGTGCAGTATTTGTTGTGCTAAATTATTACGCAAGGCTTTCTTATTGTCAGGTATTTCTGAATCAGCAAGACTAGCAGCGTCAGCATATACGCCACCATTAATAGATGCATTGTAATACATAACTAAATTAGTCTGTTGATTTATAGCCATGATAATATCATCTTGTCCTTGTGCTTTGAATAAAGTCAACGCATTGGCAGATGCAGTTAAACCCATTTCAATTCTATTTTCTTCCTCTTCTTCTTCATCATCTAATATAAGATTACCATCTTCATCATATTCAAATTCATCTGACTCTAATGCACCTGTAACAGCATCATCTTCTAAAGCAGTGTATATATCTATCTCAGGTAAATCAGGCACAGGTCTTATGTACCCAGCACAAGTGGGATCAGACTGTGGGTCAAAACATTTATCTATTCTGTAGTTGTATATAACAACTGCATCCTTAACACTGCCATCACCTTCAACCTCAATGAAACCAGTACCCCAATTAGCTGATGGTATATTGCCAAGAGTAAAAGACTTAACGATTGTATTGCTTGGTACGCCAGACCAATCATCTGTCTCGCGGAATGTATACCCATCACCATTAGCATTATAATTACCAACATGTACTAGCATATCATCCTCAGTATTCTTTACTGTGGTATACCTATAGATCAAACCATTTATATCTATGCCAGTAACGTCAGGCAACACACTAGCCATTCCCCAGCTTAATGTGGTAGATGCTGCATTGCCTGTAGACCCATAACTATAGGGATCAGAGTGCAAGTAAGAAGGCAAGAGTGCTAAAGATAACACCCAAACCAATTTTTGTTTCACCATTTTTATCAAAGACTCTCTTGATTACATTGTTCTGATCACGCTTAATCTCTTCTTTAACTGCTTCCATTTCCCATGCTAGCCTAGCTTTATCACCTACTAACCCATCCTTGGGGCATGGTGTCCCTGCATTGAGCATGGCTTCAAACACTCTTTCGTCTTGGCACATGACTGATACGGCTGCAACTTTCATACCCATATCGTACATGGTTTTTGCGTTCTTTAATTTTTCGCAGTTCATATCTCTAACAGTACGACCAGCAGAGATACCAAGTATCTGTGTTTGCACTGCACCAGCAACACCGACAGTACATAAGTCAGAGTTACTTGTGCTAATCTGTGGAGATATAGCAGAGGGTGGTGGACTTTTAACAGTAGTATCCATTGACCCATTAGAAGTTACTGTACTGTTAGTGTCAGTACGTATTATGTCATCAGCAGCAACATGGCTGCCAATTAAAATAAACAAACCAATTAATATGTATTGTAACATTTTACATTTTCATTAGTACCGCAACGAGTAAGGTTAATATAGCACCTGTTGCTGCAATCATAATACTTTCCATACGTTTAACACGACCAAATAGATCTTTAAATTGTATCTTGACTTCTGTTTTAATTGCAACCACTTGTTTTTCTAACTCATCAAGCCTGTCATGCGCAGAAGATATAGTTCTTTTATTCATTTGATCGTCCTTATTTTTATACTGCTGATGAACCACTCATGTCAGCTTGAGCCATCACCCAAGTATAACATTTAGATAAGAAGTCATCGCCAGCCGTAGCCTCAATAGTAGCTAGAGGTGCATTATATCTTCTAAAGTCTACAGGATGTGTGTCATCTGTTGGTGTTGCTGTAGCAAATCCACTACAGTCGATCATTACTGTGAAGCTATCACCTAGTTCTCTGCTGATTGCCGCAGTTACGATTCTGAAGTATGCACCAGTAAATGCTGTGCCATATTGTGATGTTGATAAGTCTAATTGTATTGCCATGTTAATGACTCCTTTAAGTTTAAGTAAGTTTATTAAGCAGATTGATGAAGTACTTCAGTAGTGTAATAGCACTACCATTGCCTGTGTGTTTTAAATTAATTGAACCCATTATGCGTATATAACCTCCGATGTTTCTATAGTAGCCAACCACCTGATATTTGTTGATGCTACACCTGTTACTTCAACCTTTAAGCATCCGTTTGTTGTGTCAGCAGTAAGAGCAATAGCCCATCCTGTAGGTACATTAAGTTCGTTTATAACTGAGTTAACTAAAACTGTTGTTCCAGCATTAGCTTCTCTACGAATGATACCTTTGACCTCCCAAGCACCTACATCTGTACCTTCAGATGCTTTTTCTCTTGCAACTATTGTACCTGAAAATGTGTATGCTGAGTTGTTTTGTAGCACAATTTGGTTTGTTGTATTAGGTGATGCACTAAGGCTTGAGTTTATTACTTTTGGTGTAGCATCTGTTGTATCAATACCTAATAAATAGTATACACCTTGGCTGTGTTGTGAAAGACCTGTAGCATGGCTATGACGAATACTATTTGTTTTTCCATGTGCGCCTCTAGCAGTCGAATAAGACCCAGATGCGTTATTACTTGCGCCACCAATTACTACTGCTCTTCCACCTGATGCACTATTGCTGTTTCCTGCTAAAACTCCAGACCTAGCACCAGATGCTATATTATTATCACCTAAAGCAATACTGTCTGAACCTACTGCACCATAAGATGTAGAGGTTGAAGAAATATTAGCCGCAAAACTGTCTGCCCCACTTGCTACACTTTTACCAATAGCTACAGATTTAGAATTTGTACTTAATGCATTAACACCAATAGCTACTGCATTAGTTCCAGTAGCAGAAGGTGCAGTAGAAGTACTATCGTAGTTGTCAGTATATAAGTCTGGTGAACCACCGCCGCCGCCTGAAGGTGTAGCCCATTCACCAGCAGTAGCTCCTGCATTAACTGTAAGAACTTGGCCTGCTGTACCTAGAGAAGCTGGAATGTTTGTAGCTACATCAACACCGTCAAATGTTAAGTTACCACTAGCTGTTGCTATTGTTCCAACAGATGTTCCGTTTTTACGGAAATTAAGAAGGTCACCATCTTGGAGTCTGGAGAAATTAGCTACCTCCACACCAGATGTATGTGAGTTTATTTGACCTTCTCTAATGTATGTACCAATAGAACCTGATGAGCCTTTTGCTACCTGCGTGTTTGTAGTATTTAACAACATACCTGATGCGGTTAAACGCATTTTTAATGCTGCATTACTACCAGTACCAAAATTTAAATTATTATTACTATCTAAAGAAATAGCACCATAATTACCATTGCCTGTATACTGGAATTTTATCTCTGGACTTGTGCTGTCCATGGTAATGTCACCTGTTACAGTGCCGCCAGAAAGTGGTAAATAACTACCTCCACCACCGCCAGATGCAGGTGTAGCCCAAGAAACAGATCCAGAACCATCAGTTGTAAGCACTTCATTCGCACTTCCATCTACTTTAGGTAATGTGTAGGTTTCAGAGATTCTAACGTCTTGCGTTGAGCCACCAATACTAACTTGGTTAGATGCTGTGGACTGAATGCCTTCGCCTAATACAAGTGAAGACTCATGGCTTGAATTTATAGTATTTTCTCTACCAATACCAATTGATTTAAAACCCTGAATAGAACAATTAGATCCTATCGCAACTGTATAAGTAGCAGATGCGGTATTAGTTCTACCAAGTGCAACTGAGGCACTTCCACTAGCTACAGTACCATCACCAATTGCTACTGCATAGTTTCCAGTTGCTTGAGCCATAATACCAACTGATTTCTCAGTCGTTGCTTTTGCTAGTTTACCCATCGCAATACTATTAGCACCTGATGCGCCATAGCTTGAGGTATTGTTAGCTATAGCCGCCGCAAAGCTAGATGCTCCAGAAGCTAGACTAGTGCCAAGAGCAAAACTTTGTGTATTGCTACTTATTGCACTGTCACCGATAGCTATTGCATTAGCACCAGTAGCAGAAGGCTGTGCTGAAGGACTGCTTTCGTTAGCATCATATAAGTCAGCTCCACCGCCACCACCACCAGAAGCCGCCGCCGCCCAAGTCAAACCGCCAGTATTGCCTGACTGTGCTGTTAGTACATATCCGTTTGTTGGTGTATTGCTTACCTTGAGGTTAGCTTCGTCAACCACATTGTCAGCTATGACTGTTGCACCATCGGCTGTCGATGTGACTTCACCTGAGTGATTTGGGTGACTGTAGTTGTTGGCTGATGTAGCTATGCCATCTAGCTTTGTGTGATCAGCATTTGTAAAATCATTAGTCGTTAGACCACCATCTCCTATAGAGTATGTGGTGTTAGTGTCTGTCGAGCTAATAGTGCCGTTTGCCGCAATTGAAACATTAGTCCCTGCTGTAAGTGCCGCCACTACGTTTGCTGTATCTGTAACATCAGCACTGGCTTCTATAGCATTTAGTTTTGTGTGGTCTGCATCTGTAAAGTTGTTTTGTGATAACTGACCATCTTGGACAGTATATGTTACTATGTCTGATGCATTTGCTAATGGAACCCAAGAACCATTGTGTGCAAAATAACCCTTACCTGTGCCGTGTACGTGAGCAAACATGCCGTGGTATGTAGATGCACTTGGTAAGTCACTTGTTGCTGAATAGACGTTGCCAAACAGAACCTTGTTGCCACCCATGTCTAGGTCAGATGC